CGTTGGGATATTGTGAAGACAACGCAAGTGAATCGTTATTAGTATTTGTTGTATTAGTAGAACTGCCGTTACTAACGTCCTCGCTTTTAGCATCTGCTATAGCTTTTGAGTTGTTAGAAGTCTCGCCCTTATTTTTTATATTATGTGAATACGTTTCGTACAACTCCATAGTATATAAAGGGTTGAACTCGACAGCTTTAGCTTTATATAAAGCGTTATATTTATTTCTCATAATCATACTCATTCTAAATTGTAACTTTTGTTTAAAAACCATTGGGTTAACCCAACCGATTTCTTTTGTTAAATATCCTTGAAGTATAGCATCATTTAGTATTGGTCGATACGCTTCATCAAATATCGGGTATTTATCTAATCCAAAATCGAAACCACTTTCAATTAGTTCATAAATTGATATTGTGTATGTACTTAGTTCGCTATTCATCGACATTATTGAACAACCTCCAATTTTGGTGGCTTTGTACTATTAAACTTGTTAAGTTCATCATCAAAATCAACCGAAAATTCAACTCCAACGTCTAAACCATATTTTGCGTTTATTTGGTCTCTAGCGTTTTCTCTAGTCTTCAAACGTGAGTTTCTGTTTAATGTTATCTGTTGATTGTTTTGTGTCCCTTCCGATTCTGTCAAACGTTCCTTTTTTTGAATGTTAACATTATCTACACCGAAGAAAGTAAGTCCTTCATTTTCGACATTTGCTTTGACATCTTCTAATTCTTTGGTATAGTTCTTAATCTCTAAATTAAAAACATTTACTTTTACGTCAAAATCATCACTTGTAAATATATATGGGACACCGTCAGTTTTTTGTTTCATAACTTGTTTAACTGTTTCTCGCTGTCCTTCGGCGCAACTTATAATATAAGGGTTCTTTAACTGTTCTAAGTTGACATCAAAAGTTTTTTGTATATTGCTTAAGCGCTTAGCGTAAAAATTTACATTGCCGACACTAGGTTCTATAAATAAGTCGTTCCAAATTGGTACACAATCTTTAGCTTTGACAAACTCATGTATTTTATTAACTCCATTTGTGTTATAGCCTGTTGGTTCTTCATAGTCATTAAGTCCGTAAGCGCTACATTGTGATACAACAAAGAAACCCATTTCTTTAGATTTATAAAAAACTACGATACCATTATAGAAAAGTTTGTCTTCTATAAATCGGCTTGAAATACCATCGGGTAAATTTGTCCATGTGAACATACTCATTAGCAACCTTTTGTATTTTTTAAAATAGAATGTATATTCTCTCATGCTTTCCTCAAGTCGCCATTGTGCAAAATTCTTTAAAGCGTTTCCCATAATTCACCTCCTAAGTTGCTAATGGGTTTGCGGTATTATAATTATACATATAACTTTCGTCGTGCCATATAGTAATTCCATTATCAAAAATATGTTGCATTTCGTCGATATCTTCGTGCGGTATCTCGCCTGTAATATTGCAACCAACAGTTTTTATATAATTCCATTTTTGTCTACTATTGAGATATGGAGTTCCCATTCTATTTACTTTATACCCGAACATTTGCCAATGTGTGTCAACGATTCTAGCATACTCTGGTTTAATACCATTCTGTTCTATATAAAATGTTGCTGTATTTCGTGCCATATCTAAACCACATTGATTGGTACTACCTTTTGCGGTATTGGGTTGTACTTGAGCGTCTCTAACACTAGCATTGATAGACGCTATAGTATTTTGATAATCTGTAGTATTCATTAAGTTACTGTTTGATAAATCATTATTAGCATTTTCTGTTGTTTGTCCATAATTTAAAGCTGTATTGACACCGCCACTAATACCACCACTTATAGCACCGCCGATATTGCCACTTGCAAGTGAACCGATTGACCCCATTGCTGTATTAAAAGCACCTTTGACCGCTGTTGTATTTCGATTATCTAACGCATTATTATAATTATTATCTATCACTTTTCCTTTTGCTTGCATCGATATATTTGCGTTACTACTTTGAGTGGTGATGGAATTTGTATGTTGAGCGAACCAATTCGAGTAATTGTCATTATTCCACGAACATAGACCATAATCATCTAATGTTATACTATCATCAATTGCGAAGTCTTTCCCCGAATACTCACGTGGAACTAAATTTATGATAGGATGTTGAGTTAACACTGTATTTAAAGTAAATTGCAATAATTGATAATTGTCAAATAGTTCAGTTTTTAAAACAACGTTGCTACCACTTGTATTTTTTATAGTAACAAAATTATATGGGTATGTATATAACTTATTGTTGAATGGTGTGTAATTATATAAATTAAAATTGAAATTCTTAACCATTTCCGCCCATGTAAGTGTTATAGTTGCGGTTGTCAATACTCCCTGCCATGAAGGTATGCTGTCTCCGCTTACTAAATTATATGAAGCAAGTAAAGTTGAAGGGAATGTAAATATAAAAGCAATTGCATCGCCTTTTCCGTTTTTACACATATTTGTTATGTAAGTATTTAGTTTATCGGTATCATTATAGGAAAAATATTTAAGTATAAAACCCGAGTATGTTTTTCCATATATTCCACCGATTTCGCCATCACTTGTATCAGTAACGCCAACGATAAAGCAAGGGTCTCCGATTAGTGCATCAACAGGCTTTCGTAAATATGTTATATAATCGCCTAATTCAAAATCTTCGGGTATTGTATTTGCTCCAATAGCATCATTATATACATGTTCTCGTTCGATAAAACAAGGTCGATACTCTGCACTAAAATACCATGTTTGTATAACATCTATTTGTATTGTTAACTCAGTTGTATTTCTCGCAACTAAATTCTTTGACACAATCCAAAAGTAGAATGTTTTACTAACACCATTATACGAATTTGTATAATAACCGTAATTACAATTAATTAGTGAATCTACATAACCACGTATGCGAATTTTTGCTGTCCTAGCTTGATATTTACATTTTGCTATTGTTTGTACTGCTTTACTAGCAAAATAATTAAATTGCGCTTGTTGATTAATAAAACTAAGTTGATTAGTTGGTGTAATATCTACATCGCATAGTGTAATTGTGCTTATTATATTCAAGTTCCCACCTCCTTAGTTTTTTGACATATATTACGCTGTGATTGTTACTGTTTTACCAAACGCGACTGCATTAGCAAACATGGATAAATACAACCATTGCCAATGTTGTAACCAAACATTCCACATCATTGATGACCCAATATATTGATTATCTGTCTCGAAAACATCATCAATTACGTTGATTGCTTCTCTATCACATAGAACTGCATATGTGTCAAATCTATGTGTAGCATCTGCTGTAAATTTTTCAGTGGGGAACTCGTCAATTTTAATAGTCATTGCTTCGAGTTTTGTTACTTCCATGTGAAATAAAGTAGCCAACACTTCGTAATTAATTTCATTTGCAACGTCTGCCCGCATAAGTAATACTTGATTTTTTTGTGGAACAAATGTTACGCACTTTTTTTCACCCGCTATAATTTTATCTTTATTAACGAGATTATAACCATTAAAGTTTGTACCCGCAAATGCAAAATAATCGGCGATGTTACTCATTGCTTTTGCGACTTCTTTAGGTGCTGAAATATCAACTTCGATTGTTGTCATAGATCCATTATCAATATTTTTTGCTAACATTCCTTTTGTTAAATTAAATTCATCTATTTGGTCACCACTATACAGAGAAGTTATCATAGCATCATAGAAACTCATAAAACTACGTTCATTGTTAAAAGCTCTTTTTAAATCTGCTTTGAATATTGATATAGGATAAGTCGATTGTCTATTAAGTCCAAAATAACAAGCTTTACCATCGGGCTTTGTTGTTTTTAATAATTTTGTCCCATCGGGGTCATATCCTTGGTCGGTTGCGGGATTAACAAATAATTCTTCGATTGTATTTCCCATTGGTCTACCACTGCCCTGTTTTAATCTTGCTAAAGGGTTAGTATACATTTTACTTTTAATGCTTGTTAATGCTATTTTATTAATTATGGCTGTCATAAACTCATTCATTATATTTTTATCTGCTGTTATTGCATCACCAACCTGTTTTAAATTCGCTAATGTTGCTACAGGTATTCTTCCTAAATAATCACTTGTGGAATTATCTAAAATTGTGTTAAGTATTTCGATAGCTGTCACACTCATTTTTATTCCTCCTTATAGTCTGCTTCAAATTTTGAAGCTAAATCTTCATATGTTAATTTTGGTTCATGTTCATCGTTATCTTTATCTTTATTATCATTGCTATCTAATGCTTTTCCATTTTCTAGCTGTGCCGAGTTTTGAAGAAACAATTCATTATTTAATTTTGCGTACTTATCACGTTCAACGCTTACTGCTGTCCTCTCTGTAACTGCGGTATCACGCTCTGTGATAACTTGTCCGTAATCTGTTTCTAGTTCCATCAATAACGCCATTCTGTCGACATCTGTTGTCGCCTGTTGTATTTTAGATAGTATAGCTTTGTGTTCTTCTTTTTTCATTGCTATTTCCTCCTAACTATTTGCTTTTATAAATTTTGGGTTAATGTAGTTATAACATACGTTCTCACCATTGGATAATACTACGTCCCCATTACTTCTAACACTATTAATTATATAGGTATTAGTGTCGAATGTCAAGTGACTGCCTACATAATTTGTTCCAATTTGTTTTTTATTATGGTTGAATGAAAATATCATTTTCACGCTGTCTTTTATAGAAAGAGTTTTTAAAAATGTTATTTGTGCAGCGCTTAATTGATTTACATTATAAGTTGTTGTTAATAGTTTTGTATAAAAGTCACCATCTGTTGTTGGGTCGGGCGGTGGGTCGACTGTTCCTCCGCCTGTCCCTGTGAATTGAGTAAAAAAAGCATTTGCCTGTTGAATTCTTCGGTCTAAATGTGCTAAATCTACATTAGGTCGCTCCCAACAAAAACAAAATGCAGTGGTTAAATCGTCAATCGAACCACTGCCTGCCATGAATTGTGTGTTTGTAAGATATGGACTTTTATTTATCCATTGATAGTCGGCATGAGTTATAGCTAAATTTTGTCCGCTTAATTCTGCCCATAAAAAGTCCTCTTGGTGCACTAAATCTTTTCCGTAGCTTTCTAGTTGAGTACGTCGACCGAACGACCATTGACACAAACCAAAGCCGATTGAGTTCCCACTTTCAACTTCGGTAGGGTCGAATGAACTTTCTGCTTCGATATTTCCCATTACAGATGCGATACTTTTCTCGGGTAGTCCTTTAGCTTTTAAATAGTTCCATACACTAGTTTCAATGCTTAATATTGTATCTGCCACTTAAATCAATCCCTTAATAATCTGCGCTACTATAGTTAACGCTTCTTTTTCTGCTATTGTAGTTAGTTTTGGTGTTACCGCTTTAACAAGGTTATCTGCAACTGTAACCGTAATTGCTTCTTTATTCATTTGTAAGTTCTTCACTGCATTTTTAATTATATCAACATCAGCTTTATATGCTGTTTCTCCTAGTTCTGCTTTTAATTTTGCTTCATACAAAGTAATTATTTTTTCATGGTCTTTAATAAATTTATCAACTTTATATTTAATCATTCCAACTAATCCACCAAAAATAGCTATACCACACGTTACAATTATGCTCATTTCTGTTTCATTCATTTACGTACCTCCTAAAGTTTATTTTCTAATTTGTGTAATATCTCTGTATTACTTGCAATGGTAATTGTTAATTGTTTAAGTGTATTATTATTTACAAACATAAAGTATACCAAACAACCTATTGCAACTCCGTTATTAAATAGCGTTCCGTAATCCATTTACTCACCTTTTTTTTTATTTGACTTAATCGAATTTAAAATAGTTACGTTGCATATCAGCAAACAACATTTTTATTGTTTCAATTCCTATTTCTCCGTCCTCTGATAATTTCATTGCATGTTGATATTCTAAAACCGCATTTTTAGTACACTGCCCGAATATCATTGATGTTGTTTCAAGGTTTAATCCTAATATTGCATTTAGAATAGATTGTACTAACTTCACACGTTTTGATGTTTCGCCGATTCTCATTACATTCATTCCAATACTCCTAACAATATTATTTATTGTTACATTTTTATTCAATATACTATCATCAAAATTACTTACGTCACAATTATTTATTCCTGTCACGTTTGTATCTAAAGCGTATTGAACACCGATAAAACCATTTAATCCATAGCAACCTGGAATAGCAACCCATTTTTTATTGTTTGGTATGTTAACTCTTGAACATAACGACCGATAGCTATAAAAAAGTAAATTACTATCATATGACATAAACTGACTAATGAAACTAATATCTTCTTTCGCCTGTTCATAGTCCAAACAATCGGGCAAACTTCGGTCGGTATAGTTAGCAATTGTCTGTTTATAAAAATTGTATTCATCAACCGCTGAATGTATTTTCCCCGCAAAATGATATAAGCCATATGGCACTTTCATAAGTCTACATAAATTTACTAAGTTGTCTATGTGGTCGGTAATGTATGTGCATCCTTCCGTAATTTTTATGTAGACACCATCATAATTTTTTAAGTTGTCCGCACATAAAATTGATGTGTTACTAGATATGTCTATTATCTTTTTCATGTTTACCTCCTAAGTTGTTTCTGTAATTGCTTGAATATTGTTTGTCCTTAAAATTAACTTGTCTGTATTTACAAATGTATTATTTTCGACCGCTGTTAAAATAGTTGACATATCCTGTTCTGTAGTTGTGGTAATTGGTGTCGACCCATCCATAAATGTAATAGTAATTGTCATCTTTTCACCTCCTTAGGTAAATTATACATCTTATTAAGACAAATTACAACAGAAAAAATAAGACTTATAACATTAAAGTTAAAAGTCTTATTTTTAGAAGTCAATATGTTCGGGTACAAGACCGCCACATTATGCAAGCGTCAGCAAGTGTATTCATAATTGTGTTTCATATTGTGATTCCATTAATAGAATAACACAATTATTTATATAAGTCAACGCTTAGTATATCAAATATAGCCGACTTACTTTTCATATCATCAAAACGTAAATATCCTTTCTTAAAAGCGTCACTTATATTCTTCCATAAAAAAGAGTAATGAGTTAGCATTATGGTATTTTGGTTATGGTCGGACGCTTTAAATGTTATTATATTTTTACTGCATGGGTCTGCTTTATGACTTACATATAATATACCTTCATCGAAATACTCCCTAACACCGTATGACGCTCCTTCATGTACGATTGTACATATGTATTTGCTACGCCCTTTAGGTTTTAAGATAAATATTTCAGCATCATGTAAATATACTTTTTCGGTAGAATATGCCATGTAGTCTTCATTTTCAAACGCTCGGAAAAAGCCACTTTTCTTTATTGCTGTACTAGCTGATTCGTTAAAACCAAACTCGGCTACCCATCCATTGCCACGCATAAAATTGGTGTTCTCTCTTAGTCTTTTATGTATACCAAATTGAATAAAGTAAGGGTTCATAATTGTTACCATGTTACCTAACATATACACCTTTACGGGTCTTGATTGCTGTCCTCCACCACGTGCTACTGATATGTAAAGCGACTGAAACTTCTCAACTTCTTTTGGTATATATTTACCCTTTTCCGACTGAAACTCATCGAAAATTATTGAATCAACGTCAGCGAATAGCGGAGAATATTTTTTCAATGCGTCAGTATTTGTAAGTGATAAAGCAAACCCGAGCGGTTCATCATCTAATGTTATCTCATAAAAAAGTCCTTTTGCATGAGAAAATGTTTTTGTTTCTTTCCCTAGTGATGGGTAAATAGATAACACATCTTTAAATATTTCATTCACTGAATTAAGTTCATAAGAAAACCTATATAAAAATGCTACCTGTTTTTTATTCTTTTTAAAATCTCGCAACGCTTTTATTAAAAAAGCTGTTGTTTTGCCCGCACATCTATTAGTGGTAATTATATAAATTGCGGGTTCTTTTCCTTCCAAATCTTTTAAACTTAAAATTTTCTGCGGGTTGTAATAACTTTTATTATCATTTATTGCTTTATCAAATTTATTTTCAATTGCTTTACGTTCGGCTAATGCGTGTGGTGATGTGTCCCAATTATCGAGTATCTTTTTAATTTTTTTATCTGTCATGTTATACCTCCTTATATTATAAAAGACACACGCTCTAACGTGTGTCTCATTGTTATACTAAATCTATATATAAAAAATCTCTGCCACCATTGGATTTTTTGCTTTTAACAATGACTTCGATACCCGCTGTGATTTCTTCTTTGTCATATGCACCATTTAATAACTCAAGTGAATTTTGAACAGTAGGTGATATACTAGATACAAACTCACCATCTTCTTTTTTGATACATGAAACGGTTCTTTCTTTAACTTCGCCTGTCTTATCGTCAACTTCTTCTTTTTTATAAACCAAAATACCAAATATTTTGATTGTTTCTCCGATTATATCCTTAAACATTGTTGTCGCGTTTCCCGCTTTTACTAAGTCCCTTTTGTTTTCTGTTGTATTTATTAAAATTTCCATTTGTAATCCCATCCTCTTTTTTAATTTTTTTGTTTATTAGTTTGTTATATTGTTGTCTCTTCTTTTGATTCTTCATTAATTACTTTTGCATTTTCCATAAATTCGCTTACTGTCATTCCGTAAGTTGTCTTTTTTTCATCAGTGCATACAATAACAACTTGTTTAACTTCATACTCTTTAGCTAATTCCTTCTCAGATATTTTTCCTTTTCTTTCGATTGTTGCTAACAACTCTAAGTTAGTTCCTTCAACTGAAAAAACATTATACGTTTTTGCATCTATTACTGTCCTTGTCACATATCTTTCTTTTGCCATTTTTATTAGCTCCTTTTGTTTTATTATTTATTATCTTGTCTACAAGTACAATTATATAGGTTAATTCGATACTTGTCAACACTTTTATAAAATATTATTTCCATTAGCATTTATCAACGCCCAATATTCGTTTGTTACTCCTAAAGTGTATGACGTTTCTAAAATTCCAATATTAGACGCTGTTGTAAAGGTATCACCATTAACAGTTATTTTATGCGCTTTAATATCGTTGTACCAACTGGTAGTTCTACCAATATTATTATATGTTCTTCCAATTTTAAAGTTATCAATGTTTTTAACAACTTTACTTCCTTTATCTTTAGACATACCCGACACTGTTATTTCAAATTTAATTTTACCTTTTTTCTCTTTTGTAAAGCAATATTTTTTAGCGCCCAGAGTTTTAAACTCTATATAATTACTGTCGTTATCCCATGTGCCTAAGTGAAACCTTTCGGTTACACCATCGTCTATTCTATCGACATATGCTTTTATATCGTTTGTTTCTGCTTTCTTTAATAATTCATCATTGATTTTATTAAACTCCGCTACGTGCTTTATATCCTCAAATTTAATACTATCAGTATCGTTGTATACATGGTCTTTTCCGACTTTAGCAATCATAAGATGTAATCTTTTACGCGCATTAGCAGTAACAAACACTCCCCATTGGTACGATAAAAAGTTATTACGTGACTTATAAAAGTCTACAATAGCCTTTTCACGAGTTGGCTTTTCCTCATCCCATTCCATAGTATCAATATTATATTGTATTACCGA